TCATCAATTTGACCAGATTTCATATGTGCGATTATCTGATCGACTTGATTTTCTGCTTCGTTTGTGTAGTATTGTTTAACTTTACTCATAGTGTTTTTCTCCTTTGTTATATTGTTTTATATATTTTTTGTATTATTTTTTTAATATCTTTTAAAACTTGTTTATAATAACTTTTAACAGTAGTATAACATAGATTATGTTTATCTGCTATTTCTTTATCAGATTTATCAAATAAGATTTTACTTTTTAAAATATCAATATTTCTATCTAATATTTGTTGATTTGATATATTAGGTTTGTTAAATCTATAATAAGAAAAATCTAAACTTCTTCTTTTAGATTTAAAATGTTTTTTATATAATTCTATAATATTACTAAAAGTAAAATTTTCATCATTTAAGTAATTATCTACTTCGTCATATTGCTGACTGTCGTCAATTAAACAATCTTCAAAGTTTTCTATATTAGTTATATATCGCATAGTGTTTTTCTCCTTTGTTATAGTTAATAGTATCATAATTTGTAGTCATTGTCAAGTAAAAAATTCTGTAGAAAGCGATTAGCAGCGAGAGAACAAATGAAAATAAACAAAACAAACTAATCGCTTTCATACTATTATAGTATCATAACCATCCAGAAAGTCAAGCGTTAATTTATGTTGATTTTATTGACTTTTTAGAAGAACAAAGAGAGAACACCCTTATTTCCAATGATTTTTGACCCATTCTATGGTATTTTTGTCGTATGATTCGTGTGGGTGTAAATCTACCAATTCGTGTGGATTAGGTTTACCGTGAAATACTGCGATTTTAGTACCACTCTTTCTTTCAAGTGTCCACTTTTCTCTATGAAACCTAGGTGATTCTCTATCAAACCATTTTGCTGAAAAAGTCCATTCATCAGGATATGATTTATAATAAGGTGTTTTTTTGATTGTTTGTGATATGACATTTTGATCTCCTTGTAATCTATCAAAAGTCTTTTTGTCTTTCTGATATTCTTGCCATACGTATTTTGTCATAATATCATTGTTAAATCTCATCACACTAGAATTAAATAGTTTAGTTGTTTTATTAAAATCATTCATACCTACAAACTTTGTATCTGATTCGTATTCAATAAAACAATTAATATTTTCTAATATCACAACATCTAAATCTAGGTAGAAACAAGTACCTTGTAGATTTGCTTCTGGACTAAACAATGTGAGTTTGTTCCACCAACCCTCGTATGTATGAAATGGTAACTTTCTTACCTCTACATTATCACCTGGCACCAACTTGTGCATTTTTACGTGATCTGTATAAATGATAAACTTATGTGGTATGGTTAAATGTCTTTGAACCATACTATATAGGACTTTTACGTAATCAGTTTTATACTTGTTGCCCCAATATAAACATATTACATTAACCAGTTCCATATCGCCCTCAATGCCAGTAGTAAATACATTAGTTCCATTAATGCTCTAGGTATATCCTTATCTTTTATACCCATATAAATCCATATAGTACAGGATGACGTAGCAATTGCCCAACCAATCCATTGTGTATCAGGATTTGCATTTGATAAGACAAACGCACCTACCATTGCTAATAAAAAACCTAACCAACGCCAACCATCTATCTTTTTATAATATCTAATTTTCATTTTGTTCTTTTAGTATCTTATATGCTGTACCATTTGCCATTTCTTTTATTGTAAACTGATTTTCGGCTACAAACTTTAACCATTCTTCCATAGTCTTTCTGCCAGGTCTTAATGGTTTTTCTATCTTACTTATATCTCTACTTGTTACAGGACCCATAACACTATGTCCTTCTGCAAATACAGGCACCATATTTAATAATGCGTCAAAAGCTGATAAACTCATATTAGTTACAAGTGCGTGGCAATTCTTTAAATCTTTTTTAATATCAGTACCCCACCATTCGTTATTAGGTCTAGGTTTATTTCTAAAAACAATCTTTCTGTCTGTATGTTTTCGTATCTCTTGTATTGCTGTTTTTACCCATTCGTCTTGTGATATACCATTGATGTGATATGTTACAGTTTGTGATGAAGGACAAAGTAATATATGTTTTGTATCACCTGTATACCAACCTTTAAATTCTACGTCAATACCTTTTGCTCTTAATACTTCTAATCTATGTCCATCACCTACTTTACCTAAATTAGTGTGAAAACCACCTTTACATATTCTAAAATATGTTTTATCTTTATCGTGTATAATAGGACTAGGGTATCTTGTTATTTGTTGTGTTAAATAACCTGTATCAATAAACCACCATTCTTCTTTGTTTGCCATACATTGTCTAATCTGATTGGCATTATCACCACCTAAACCCCAAAAAAAGTGTATAGGTTTATCTTCATCTTTCCAACCTTTTTCTATAGCAGGAAAGATTTGATGTGATAAACAATCTTTTTTAGCAAGTTTGTGAGTTATAATCATACAGGTGCATAAAGTAATTCTGATTTAACAGACAACACTTGTTTATAGTTTATACTTTGAAAATAGTTTTCAATATCATTCATAGTTATGTTTTGTTTGACCATAACTTTCTTTTTTGCTTCTACGTGTATAAAAGGTTTATCTCTTTCAATAATCTTTTGAGCACCTTTAACAACTTCTATTTCATATCCTTCAGCGTCTATCTTTATATAATCTATTGGTAACATATCAAAACTATCTAATCTTTTAATTTGTATTTCTAAATTACCTTGTTCACTAGCGTGTGTATTACCTGTTTCTTTAGGATCATACAAAACTTTAATAGTTTTTTCTTCACTACCTACTCCATAAGGATATAATGTGTAATTGTCTTTTGTTATATTCTTAACATAACATTCTCTTACATCTGGTATAGGTTCAAAAGCATAGACGTGTTTAAAATATTGTGTAAAGTCTTTAGACCAAAATCCAACGTGTGAACCAACGTCTATACAACTTGTTGTAACAGGTTTATATTGTCGGATATATTTTAATATGGTATCTCTATGTATTGTCTGATAACCTCTATCATCAATATAGTTCTCAAAATGTGTATCACTATCAGGCAACCACCATCCTTTTACTTGTTTCATAATTTTAACCACCTATCATTATTTAATGTCCATTGAACAACTTGATTTATTCTTTCATCTATACTTATCTTTGGTTTCCATCCTAGTTGTTTCATCAAACCACCATCTAACGCATAACGTAAATCGTGTCCTGGTCTACTACTATGAAAGTCTACCATTTCGTGTATTAGTTCTTTATTTTGGGCTCTAGCAATCTTTTGTGCTAATTCTAAATTATTCCATTCAACAGGTCCTACTAAATTAAATTTAGGACACTTTGCACCACCATAATCTTTATCTAACTTAGCAATCTTATCTTGGTTGTTTAACAAAAACAAACAACCATCTGCTACGTCTTTTGCGTGTATGTAATGCCTACTGCCTGGAATTGTTTTAGATTCATCACTATGAATTGTAACGGACTCACCATCTCTTACTTTTCTAATAGTCATTGGTATAAACTTCTCTGGATGTTGTCTTTCACCAAATACATTCATTGTATGGGTAATGTATATGGGCATACCATAACTGTTTTCAAAAGCAACAGCTAATTCTTCTCCACCTGCTTTTGTAGCAGAATATGGATTTGTAGAATTATATCTATCTCTTTCTTGGTAGTTAACACCTTTGGGTGCTGGGCCAAATACCTCATCTGTAGAGAAATAGATAAATCTTTCTAAATTCTTTTGTTTACGACCAAAGTTTAATATGTTACAAGTTGCTACTACGTTATCTAAAACAAAACACATAGGATCTTCTATTGATCTATCTACGTGTGATGACGCAGCCATATGTACAATATAATCAAATTGTCCTAAATCTGCACATAACATTTCGTTGACTTCAGCTCTTAAATCGTGGTAAACTATTCTTAATCTTTTTTGAGTTTCTCTATCAAACTCATTCATCATATCAGCAATACGATTTAAATTGCCAGAATAGTCTAATCTATCTAAAGATACAATTTCCCAATCTGTATTTTGTAATAAATGTCTGATTGTATGGTGTGCTATGAAACCTGCACCGCCTGTTAATAATATTCTTTTCATACTTTATTCTCCAATTCAATCCATTGTTTACCTACAACAAATGGTGAGTGATTTTGTTCTATATAATTTTGTCCTTCAATAATTTTATTATATAATATATCTTTAGAGGTATTTATCACGTTTAAAATACCTTGTGCAAATTGATCGTATGTAGGATCTAAATTAATAGAATCAACCCACTCAACATATTTTTTAAAAGGTTCGTAACTATCAACACCAGTATTTGTTACAACTGGTTTACCTGATTGTAAAGCGTCTATTAATCTATTAGGACTTTTACATTTAATATCAATCATATCTGTGTGACTTTTTATAATTGGTAAAAAAATTATATCTGATTCTTTCATTAAAGAATATTGAGTTTCAAAATTGTATTCGTGTAAAAACATTTCACCTGATTTTAGATATGGTTCGTATATCTTAAAAAACCTTTTAGTTCTATCTAGCATACAATGTAACTGAAATTTTATATTTAATGTTTTTAAACTTTTTATAAGTTTATCCCATTTTACCCTTGCAAAATGTTTACTATTACCATAATTATATATTTTTACTATATTGTTTTTTCGTATATTAGGTTCTCTTTTAAATGCTTCAGTAGGATCAGTTATGATGATAGAATCTCTTGTTGTATTTTCCATAATTAATTTTTGCATTGTTTGACAAGTGGTTACAATAGCATCTGCATTTTGACAAATATAATTGTGTGGTATAATTATTTTTTTTTTCCATCCTAAAACACCTTCTTTTTTCCACTTGTTATCGCATATATCATACACACATTTAATACCTCTTGTTTTTAAATGTATGACTTCTTCAGGTTTTGATTTCTTTGCTAAAACAACTATATCACCTGGTCTTGCTTGAGATACCTCTCCTATAATACCATCTTCAGGACGCATACCTTTTAAAGGTATCAAAGCTCTAAATCTACGTGAAGCACGTTTTGGTCTTTGACCTTCAGGAAATTCATTATTCCAACTTGGTATATAAAATTTAATTGACATTATATTTAAAATTATAATAAGTTTGATCGTGTTGTATTTGCTCTATCATCTTTATAGCATAACCGTTTTTAAATTCTTCTCTATTAAATTGACACGCTGATAGATATAAACTATGTTTTCTTATTTTATCTTCATCTGGAAAATAAGGTTTATCTATATTACTTAATTCTTTTTCTGATAGATAACTGGCAGCATTTGGTCCTAATGTAATAGCAGGATAACCTAATTGTATTGCCTCAAAAGCTGCAATACTATTAAAAGCAATTAAACAATGTATCTTATCATTTTTTAATTGATCTTCTAATCTTTTACCTCTAGTTATTCTTTCATCCCTATTAGGTTTTTGTCTTACAATAACTTTTCTATCTGTATATTTTTTTACTTCTTTGATTACGTAGTCTATAAATTCTTGTTGTCTAAAATCTACGTGTTTCATTGTAGTTAAACATCTCAATACTTTTTCTGATGGTGGTATTAATAATATATTATCACCTTTTATCTGTTTATTGGGTTTATAATTATCATAATTAATATTCATAATGTTTTTAAATCTTAATTTAAATTCTATATCTTTTGATATATCTTTATGATTTAATGTTTGAAAATTATTTTTAACAAATCTATGCCAGTTCTTTTGAGGATAACAACCCATATAACCTGTATCAATATAATAAAAGTCTATACTGTTATCTAAACATTGTTTGATTGTTTCTATTCTTGTAATACCTCTAAAAACACGTGGAGATTTATTTGTTGTGTCTATGGTGTCGCTTTTAATGTAAGTATTATGTGTACCTGATTTATAGATTAAATCTAAAAATTTATCTATCTTTTTTCTGACTCTATCAACGCAAATAACCATATCATATTAAATTCTTAACTTTGTCAAAGTACCAACCACTTGATAAATCTTTTAAATTATAATGTGTAGCAGCATAATTTATAAACCAATCTTCTCGTACATCATTAACATTTGGATTTTCTATATCTTTTATATCACCACTATTCATATTATAAAAGAAACAATTTTTAGATTTAACGTACAAAGGTTTACCTTCACAAATTGCTGGCGTAGCAGATGATGATGACCACGTGCATACTGCATATGCGTTTTGTATCACAGGTATGATGTCTGGATAATTACCATTTGCTTTTGATTGAATAGATATATCTTTTTTGTCTTTAATATAATTTGATAATGTTTCAAAATCTTTTTGTTGAGTGCCTGATAATGCTCTATGAAATCTAACAATAATAGGACGTTTAGAGTATTGTCTGATTTCTTCTATCATCTCTATAGCATATTCAGTTGCGTTTTTCTTTTCTGCTGAATATCCTTCTGTACCTCTATTACAAGAAATTAATATATGTTCACCTTTGCCATTATATGGTTTTACTTTTATTTTCTTTTTATTTGCTATATCTTCCCAACGTTCTAAACTTTTTTTTCTATTTGTAATAAATTGTTCTTCAAAGTATTTTGCACCTTTATTTGCATAGATACTAGAATACGGTTGTCTTGTCCATCTTAAACCATCTAATGTCATTGATCTAATAATTTCTTTACTTAATTCAAATCCATCATAAGATATTAATACATCTGAATCTAAAAAGAATATCTTACCACTTGGTTCATATTTGTCTATAACTTGTCTTCTATGACTTTGATCGCTTGCCTTTACATCACCTCTTACCTGATAAGCAAAACACCAAGCATATTCTGTATCTGTTAATTGTTTATTTGTTACATACTTTGATTGCCAGTCTTTATGATGTTGTAATCCATCATAAAATGCTTGTGGCCATAATGACTTGTATGAACCTAAGGCACAGGTATTTGCATAGACAGCTATTGTTTTCATTGTGTTATATTATATTTCTTTTTCTTTGTTGGTTTTTTAGTTGTAAAATCTAATGTGTAGTTTTTATAAGGTGAAAACAATTCTCTCCACCATTCTTCAGGTTGTACTGTTGCGTGTGCATTTAATCCATTTGGTAATGTTTTACCTGCCTCTTTAACTGCAGCTGTACAGAATACCCACTTGTTTGAATAGTCAAATATTTCTTTTACTATTCGTGGTAAATCTGATTCAGGTATGTGTTCTAGCACATCAATACAAATTACTAAATCAAACTTACTACCCACATCTGGTTTCTTTTCATATTGTGGTACAGCAGGATCATACTTGTAACTATTCCAACTGTCTGGATGATGTTGTGCTTTTCCACAACCATAATCTAATATTGTTTCAATATCTTTTTCTTTTATTATTTCTTTTATTTGTGGCATATATCTTTTTATCATATGCCCTTTCCATACATTTGGATCTTTGTGCATTAACTTTGCTTGTTCCAAATATACGTTATACATATCGTCCATAAATCTCCTACATATTTACTTTTGTTGTTTCTTTAAATGTATCAAACCATTCATCTGAATAATCACAATCTTTATAATTTTCAAAATAAGGTCCACCTTCTGTATAGTGTACTAATTTAGCGTGTTGACTATACTCGTATTCACCCACTAACCAATTCCATTCTTCATCTATCTTACCTATTAAGTCTTCACTTTCTAACCATTTAAATTGATGAAGTTCTAATCCACTAGCACTATTTACATAGTCAGGTGTTAATGCTGTACACTTCGCATTGTTAAAGATCATCATACTTGACCAGTTCTTTTTAGGATAAACTGATTGTGGTTGATTCATAAACTTAACTGTACTGTTAGGTGTATAATCGTGTTGTACGCATTGTACGGCATACTTCGTAGTTCTTTGTCGCCATAATAATGATATGTCTGCACGTGATAACATATCACAATCCATAAAGATTGCGTGTCCAGAATAGTTACAAAGATAAGGTACTAAAAATCTACTAAATGCAAAATCAGTAGATTGTATTGGCAATCTTTCTCTTACAAATACATCTTTAATATTCTGTAATCTAATAGGTGTTATAGCAATAGGTTGTGTTGAGTGTTTAAGTAAACTATGACTTAATACACTAAACGCCACTTTTTCATTGTCATCATATCCAATAAAAACTCTAATCATTTTATATTTTCATCTCCTTCAAATCCGTAATCCATAATGATACTTATAAGGGCAAATATTATACCCATAGATATTATACCCCATAGTGCAATGTCTTTTTCAACAAATAATATATGATATAAAAACTCTAGTCCGTTCATTATATACCTTCAACTAAAAATGCTTCTGTTTGATGTGCTGTGTTACTAGAAAATGTTTCATCACTTGCCTTAAATGTAACGTCTTCATTTACAGGACGACCTTGACTTTCTCTTTCAATATCATTATGGTCAAATTCTGCCCAATACAATTCAAATGCCACACCGTCTTCTAGTCCAATAAACTCGTGGAACAATCCAGGTTTAACTCTAGTAAAATCACCTGCATTTAATATTGTTTCGTCTATTAAACCTTCTTGTTTGCCTTGTTGCCATACTCGAACCATCATCTTGCCTGACTCTACAAAAAAACCGTTCCATTTGTATTTGTGTCTATGTTTAGAACAAGCAACATTTTTTTTATACTCTATTCGGTGAAATTCTAAAACACCGTTTGCGTGTATTAATTCTGTTTTTCCCCATATCTTACCTGCTTTCATTTATAGTCTCCTTCATTTACGTGTTTATCTCTTTCATCTATACCAGCATCTTTTTTTCTTTTACCTTTTAAATGTGCTGTATAAGGTGCAATCTTTGATTCTGGCCATACGTGACCGTCTTTTCTTACGCCTGTTAATATATATTGAGGTTTACCTGCTAAGATTTTTTGTCTTACCATATCCCAAACATAACTATCGTGCCATTGTTTTTCATTAAATAATAAATCTTCTTCATAATATCTTCTTAACTCTTTTACAAAATTAACTGTATGTGGATTAGTTAAATTATAACCTACAAATCCACATTCAGGATAAAAAGGTGCCTGTGATCTATGTAAATAGCAAATTGTTTGATCTATAGGTAATATATCTTTTAATATAATTTCTTCGGTCAATTGTCTTTTAAACATAACATCAGCATCAACCCAAAAAACATAATCATAGTTGCCCTCTAGCATTAAATGTGTCTTTGCATATACTTTATAACTAAATCTTATTGCGTCTTTGATAAAGTCTAAACCATAAACTATCTCACTATTGTCCGTACCTTTTACTGTACTAAACTGATTTCTGTTTTCATTTCTTTTTGCAAAGTCTTTTAACGTAGGATTTGTTTCGTATATATCTCTATGTATGATTGGTCGCATAGGGTCAATCTCTGGTATCCAACCCTCGTGGTAAATGTAACAATCAAATGGCCAATTATAAGTTGAATAAAATCTATGAGCATAATACTCATATAATTTTTTATTTAAGGTTGTTACTACCGCTATTTTCATAACCAACTTTCTGAATAAAATAACTATCTGCAATATCTGATACTGGATTACCTACTTTGTCTGTATCAAATATCTTTTTTAAATCTATTTTAGTTTCTTTGACAAATGATTCATACATCATATCTTTGTCTGCATTACCTTTACCTGTCGCACCTTTTTTTACTACACTCGGCACAACTGTTTCATATTGTATTTTTAATTGTTCTAATCTGTATTTTAAAATACCACAATTTTCTGCTATTTGAAATACTGCTTGTCCTTTTGAACCAAAAGAATATCCTTCAATAAAAACTTTTAAGTTTTTTAAATCGTAACTTAATCTATTAAATGTGTTGATTGCCCAATCTGATATTTGACTAAATCTTTTTATGGGTGTGTCGTATTCTTGGTGTTCATATCCAATAATATTCTTTGCCATTTGACCAATGTACTTTTTCTTACTTGTCAAATAATAAAACATATATTCACCCTCATTATTAATACAAACAGCAGGACTTGTTAAACTATAATCAATTCCAACTATCGTCTTCGTTATCGTATCGTTCTTCAACTTCATCAACGTCATCCAATTCTACTTCGTAACCACAAAATGGACAAGTTAATGGTTCTAAATCTTGTTCTTCCGTATTCCATTCTACAGAATATTTAGTATCGCAATTAGAACAATGTTTATTTGCTTTGTCTAGTTTAATTTCTAATGTCATTATAGTTTAAACTTTTTAAATTGATCTTTCTTAACGTCTTGTTTAATACCACCTATTACATAACTTTCTATTTCTGTTTCTTGTGGTGCGTTTTGTGTACTTCTACTATTTAACCAATGTTCAACCCAAGGTAATGGATTAGTCTTTTGATCATAAGCAGGTGTTAATTGTATTGCTTTCATTCTTCTATTAGCCATATACTCAACAAATTGATGTAATAGTTTTTCTGATAAACCTATCATAGAACCTTTACTGAACAGATAAGTTGCCCAACGTTTCTCCTCTTGGACTGCCTCATCATACATAGCATAAACTTCTTTTTCACAATCTTTAATTACTTTTAACATCTCTTTGTCGTTTTCATAATCTTTCCAATTATTAATTATTCTTTGCGACATTGCAAGGTGTTGACTTTCATCTCTAGCAATAAAAGATATAATCTTTGCTGAACCTTCTAGTTTTTTTAATTCACCAAATGCAAACGAACAAGCAAATGATACATAAAATCTTAAACCTTCAAGTATGTTTACTGTAACCATAGCAAGATATAATTTCTTTTTAAGTTCATACATATCAACTTTGTCTGGTGTAAGTGTCCATTGATAACCCATTGCGATTAAATCATCATAAGTTTTTGTTACTGATTGAGCTCTTTTTTCAATCTTCTCATCTTGTATAATTGTGTCAAAGATTTCACTTGGATTTGAATATAAGTTTTTAATAATGTATGTGTATGATCTACTATGTATTGTTTCAATAAAGTCCCACGTTACAATGCAACCTTCTAATTCTGGTAATGAACAAAAAGGTAAAAACGCTAAACAAGGTCCTCTACCTTGTACACTATCTAACATTGTTTGATATTTTAAATTAGAAGTAAAGATAAACTTTTGTTCATCTCTTAATTCAAGGTAATCGTTTCTATCTTTCTGTAAAGATACTTCTTCAGGTCTCCAAAAATAACCTAACTGTTGTTGATTCAGTTTATCAAAGATAGGATATTTCATATTATCATATCTTTGTACTGCTAAATCTGGACCAAAAAACATTAACTGTTTTGTTGAATCTAATCCTTTATCTTTATTGAATACACTTTTTACCATTTCGTTTTATTTATTACCTTTTTAAATTGTACAGCTTTCACACGCCTCTTCATCTTCAACTTCTTTAGGCTTGTCTTCTACTGGAGTTTCATAGTCAATACTATGTTGTGGTTCATCTACATCTTTTTTAGCGTCATACGTATTTTGATAGTAAGATGTTTTCCAACCATACTTATACGTAGTTAGCAAATCTTGTGCCATTTCTGACACAGGAACTTGATTGTCTTCATAGTTTTCAGGATTATAAGACCAGTTACCTGATATGGCCTGGTCAAAATATTTCTGCATTATAGATACTACGTTTATGTAACCTTCATTTGATTTCATATCCCATAGTAAAGTATAATTATTTTTAAGTCTTTTATAATCTGGTACGATTTGTTTTAAAGGACCTTTTTTAGATTTCTTAACTGATAGATAATCTCTAGGTGGTTCTATGCCGTTTGTGGCATTAGAAACCACGCTAGATGATTCTGATGGCATTTGGGCCGAGAGTGTGCTATGTCTTAGGCCGTGAGTTTTTATTTCTTTCCTTAAATACTCCCAATCATATGTAAATGAACGATTGTTTACAAGTTCATCTACTTCTTTTTTGTAAGTGTCTATAGGTAAGATACCATCGGAATATTTTGTTCTATCAAAGTAATCGCATTTGCCTTTTTCTTTTGCAAGTTCATTACTTGCTGTTAAAAGATAATATTGAAATGCCTCGGTTAGTTTATCTACTTGTCTCCACGCAAGTTTCTGATCATACTTGTAACCTTTTTTAGCAAGATAGTGTGCAAGACCAATATATCCAATACCTAAACTTCTTCTTGCCTTTGTAGATATTTCTGCCGCTTTGATAGGATAGTTTTGATGATCTATAATTTCATCTAATCCTCTAACTGCTAAATCACATAAAGATTCTAATTCATCTCTTTTGTTTATTAATCCTACATTGATAGCAGATAGAATACATAATGCGATTTCACCTTCGCCATCTATATGTTGTATAGGGTCTGTTGGTAAAGTAATCTCTTGGCATAGATTTGACATTCTAATTAAATCTTTAAATGATGAGTGAGTATTACAATGGTCAATATTCATAATATAGATACGACCTGTTTCTGCACGTTCTTTTAGTATATCAAAAAATAATTCTTGTGCATTTATTTTTTTCTTTTTAACAGATATTTTTCTTTCTGCCTTTAAATATAAATCATCAAACTCTGGTGTGCCCCACGCCTCATAGAGTTCAGGTACTTCGTGTGGTGAGAATAAAGTTATATCTTCTTCATTAATAAATCTTTCATAGAATAGTTTTGAGATTTGAATTGAGTAATCAAGTTTTCTAACTCTATTATCTTCACTTCCTTTATTGTTTTTAAGAACAATAATATCTTCTATCTCTTGGTGCCAAATAGGGAAGTGAACAGTTGCCGAACCTCCTCTAACTCCGTTTTGAGTACAGCACTTAACCGTTGCCTCAAACTTTTTAAGAAATGGTATAACTCCAGTATGTTGTACTTCTCCGCCTCGTATTCTGCTGTTGATTCCTCTAATTCGACCTGCGTTGATACCGATACCAGCTCTTTGTGCCACATAACGCCCAATGGCCATATCACTACTGAAAATAGAAGGTAGAGTATCGTCAACGTCAACAAGTACACAACTAGCATACTGCTTAAGAGGAGTACGAACACCAGCCATAACAGGCGTTGGTATATTGATTTTGAAAGTTGAAATAGCATCATAATATTTTTTAACATAACTCATTCTCTTGTTTTTAGGATATTTTGCAAATAAAGTTGCCGCAATCATCATATACATAAATTGAGGCGACTCATAAATTTTACCTGTACTTCTATCTTGTACAAGGTATTTGTCTATGACTTGTCTTAAACCAGCGTATGTAAAGTCATAATCTCTATCGTGTTTAATCCAATATTCCATTCTATCAAAATCTCTACGGTCATAGTCTTTAAAGATTTGATCGTCATAAAGTTTTAAATCTACAACTTGTTTTACGTGGTCATAAAAGTGTGGGTGATCCCATAACTTATCAAATAAATTTTTTCTTAATGAGTAAAGTAAAAGTCTAGCAGCCACATATGTGTAATTAGGAGTTTCTAATGAAATTAAATCTGAAGCAGACTTAATTAAAATTTGTTGAATTTCATCTGTGGATATTCCATCATAAAATTGTAGACCACTATTCATTTCTACTTGGGAAGAAGATACACCAGATATGTCCTCTGTAGCGTGTTCCATCATATCGTGTATTTTTTCAATGTTTAGAGGTTCAGTTCCTCTTTCGTTTCTTTTTTTGACATTAATCTTATCGCCTGGTGTTACCATTTATTTTCTCCCCTTAACAACGTTTATATGAATTTAATTTTGTGAGTGCTGATAAACCTGAATAGGTATTATCGGAAATTATTTTTTGTATATCTGCCTGTGTGTGTCCGTTCATTATCATTTCGTTTATATCTTTTTCTTTTATGTTATCAGGCCATACTACCATTTTATAATCATCATCTATAACTTTGTACATTCTATCTATAATTTGTTTATTTCTTGGTTCATTATCAAAAACAAAAACTACATCTTTTAAATGAGTAGGTAATTGTATATCAGCACCTGCAGCTGCAATACAATTATCTAAAAATAAACTATCTAGTGGACCTTCTACTATGTATACCGTTCGGTTTAAATTTAGACGTTCTAATCCAAATATTTTTTGTTTATTTTCATACAACTTTAACGTGATATATTTTGGTTGTTCTTTACCAAAAGCGCGACCTTGTAAAGCAAAAACTGTATCATCAACATCATAGAAAGGAATAATCAATCTAGGATGCTCATACTTATCAGTTTCTTTACCAAATGTACCAGGTTTTAATTTATTCACATAAGCTTGAAACTTGTTACATAAAAATAATTTATCAAAAAACTTTTCTGGTATTTTCCTGTTCAACAAATATTGTTTTGCAGGATGCTCATTATCTATTGTACTAAACGGTTTAAGTCCTTGTAGAGGCGTAGATGACTTTAACTTTTGTTTAGTATTATCTTTAAAGTTTTTAAATAAATCAGGTTCTTGTAAAGGTTTGTTTCCTTTATACCTGGCAAGTATATACTCATTGTATAAACTTCTATCTACAACTTTAATAAAGTTTGCAAGATTGTGTGAACCACTACAATTGTGGCACTTAAAAAACATATCATTTTTTACTCTATAAAGATATGCTCTTGCTTTTGTTTTACTCTTTTTAGAATCACCACATACTGGACATCTAAAATTGAAAAGATAATCTCTTTTCTTTTTAAACTGTTGTAATCTTGGTTGTATTTTTGCGATATAATCTAAATCAATAAACGTACTCATTAACAGTCATTATATACTATTATAGACGGATTGTCAAGTGTCTATTGTACAAATGTCAAATACTTAAATACTTCTGGAAATGACAGTCCTAGGGCGATTGATACCCCTATAATTATCCATCTATATTTCTCTAATACACCCACACGATTGTTTAAACTATTACTTATACTTTTAATCTCACACATTAAACGTTTTTCTGTAAGCTCTAAATCTTCTTTAAGTTCTCTATGAATATCGTTTAATTGAGATTCTAAAACTTTAATATTTTGTTCTGTTTCTATTCTTCTATTTTCTAACAATTTAAATATGGCCTTATCTATGTCTTCTTGTTTGTTTAGTTTTTCTTCGTGTACGGCTAACATAGACTTAATACTGCCAGAGATATCTGTAAGTCTATCTATAGCAGTATCTAATTTTTCATTAACAGCCGCAACTTGTTTGACTTCGTTTTGTAAAACTCCTAAGTCAATTGCTAATTGCTGTACTGTTTTCTTTGTTTCACCGTTTTCTAATGCCATAACTAATTCGCTAAAGGATTGCCTGATTTAATCTTTAGTTCCTTTATTTGTGCTTTTAAAAGTTCAATTTCTTTTTCGTTAATTTTAATATTTGTTTCGTACTTTGCCATTTTCTCATCATAAGATTTTACTGTAGCAGCAAATCTATCTGGATCAATAGAATCAATCTTTGCCATAATTTCACCGTACTTAACAAAACCTGTTCCAATAGTACCAATCAAACCAATTGTCGCTATTAGTGCTGTAAGATTATTTTTAATTTTATCTATCATTGTTATCCTCTTTTTTGTTTCAAGGCATACAGTTCTGCCTTAATTCTGTTTATATCTTCTTGTACATCAAATAATTGTTTTTGTTTTTTACCAATTAAATCATTTGAAGTATATTGTTCTAAAGATACATTATTGTAAATCTGTTGTTGTTCTAATATATTCACATTAGAATAAAATGATATTTCAGGAATTTGTTTTTGATTTAAATATACTCTTTTATTTATATATCCTGAAATGTCAGCCTGCCCAGCAGTTATACCTTTAGTGGTTAAATACTGGACAGCCTGTAACTTTTTATCTACATCTTTTAATTTACTTAATACTTTAGCAATTACTCTTTCTACTTTTTTTTCTATGCTGTCAACGGCAACATTTTCTGTCTTAACATCGCCAACCTGTTCAGTTTCCACAGTTTCATTTGTGTTCGTCTCCGTCTCCGATCCTTCTGTTTGCGAATCTTTATCCATTGAAGATTCATTAGATACCGTTTCTGTACTCGTTGATTCCTCACTTGTTTCATTACTAACTTCCTCAGTTTTCTTTGTTGTAGTAGTGTCAGCATTTGCGTCCTCTATTTGAGATGTTTCTGTTTCGGTTTTTAATTCTTCGGTTTCGGATTGTGTGTTTAGGTCATCTGAAAACTCCTCTTTAAGTTCAGTTGTCATTGTATCGTAAAATTCTTCTTTAGAGATATTTTCTTCTACTAAAGCAGTTTCAAAAGTTTCTGTTAAGTCATTAGTTGCTACAAATTTTTCAAAGTTTGTTTCTACATATTCATCTAATTCTACTTCTTTTATTTTTCCTAAATTATCTTCTATTATAACTGTTGTATTCACTAAAGTTAAATCTTCTACTTTAATATCTTTTAATTTGTCATCAATAAACTCATCATACGTTTTACCATCATCTGCTATTATGGCGTTAGCTATATCTGTTGCTGTTGTGTTGTCAGCAGGACAAGTTCCTAATTCAAAACAATATTGTACTGTTGTTTCATACGTTGTTTGAACATCTATATCTACATCTGTTGTTGTAGATGATGAAGTGGTTGTGGCACCATTTGTGGTAATATCCCAATCTATTTTATCAACGTGAGGACCATAATATTCAGAACCAGTAGGACCCCAAAATCCTAAATCTTGTCCAAAAATTTGTACTTGACCAGTCCAATTGGATGCGTTATTTGAATTTACTATTACGTTATTTAAACTGTGTGTGTGAAAATTATTATAATAACCATATATGTCTGCACTTTGTGTTATAACATTTCCATTGTTATCTGTATAAGTTTGTCTTAATGTAACTTTATCTTCTCTACCTGATGAGCAACTACCACCAACTTGATTACTACAATTAAACAATATATCTGCTGATAGATTGCCTGAAAACCCAGCATTTAGTTCGTCTGTTGTAAAATAATCGTTTAGATTTTTATTGATAGTAATAGTACCACCAGAGTAACCCATTTCAATTCCCCAACCGCCATTTACACCTAAACCATTTTTATTTTGAATTAGGCCTGTACAAGATACATTTGATTGACTACAAATATCTAATGTATGATATTCGTTTGGATCAGTTATTTGTTCCGTTTTACCAGGAGTGGTTGTTGTAGTTGTAGTTATTGTGTCGGTAGTTGTAGTGGTGGTGGTAATCGTTTCCGTAATAGTCGTAACGTCACCAGTACCAGGATTATCTGGTTGTGTGGTAACGTTAGTTTGTACGTCAACGTCTTCCGTTACGTTTGTAGTAACTTCAGCCTTACTGCTTGTTACTAAAATCGTAAGGATTAAGACTGTGAGTAAAAGTATATACTTTGTAATTGACATATATTATAATGGCACTCCAAAGAATAATGTTAAGGGTAGCAATATCCATTTTTTACCTATTTTTGATTCTTTTTTTTTAACTTTTCAATTTCAAGTTCTAGTTTCTTTTGTTCTGTTTCGTTTTTAGATATTTCAGTTGCTTGTTTAGCAATCACTTCATCTTTATCTTTCATTTTAATTTCCCATTCTTTATTTGCTTTTTCTACAACTTTTAATCTATCTGTGTATTTGTCAAAGTCTGGTCTTAATTTACCATACTTCTTCCATTGTTCTTGTGCGTCTTTACCAATCTTACCTTCAAAGGGACAAGGTGTGCCTGATTGTTCCATCGCATAAAACACTCTTGGATCCTGACAAAGTATTGATACAGCAGCCACTTTCATACCTAAGTCATTTAAGACTTTAGATAGTTTAATTCTTTCACAGTTCTCGTCTGTTCTATATGTACCGCCTGAAACACCTAATCCAAATGTTGATACACCTGCTGATACGCCTACGACACAAAGGTCTTGCGACATAGCGGACATTGATGGTGCTGATGATTGAGATGTAACTCTAGTGTCACCAGAATATGCGTTTGTTGTATTAGTAGTTGTGGTATTAGATGAAGAACCACTTTGATAAGTTGTAGTAGTTTCTGCCGAATAACCACCTGAAATAGAAGTGTTTGAACCACTACTATTGGATTGTGTTAACGTATCTGTTGATGTTGAGGTTGTGTCAGCCCAAGCAACTTGTGTAAGTCCCATAATGAAACATAATAAAAGACCTAAAATAGTCTTTTGCATTGATGTTTCCTTTATTACTATTTATATTATTTATCAGTTGGCTCGTAATATTGTTTATATTTATCTAACAAATCATTTGTAATCTTTAATTGATTTCGAATTTGAGCAAAGTTTTTTGCTATCAATTGATAATCATTATCTGTAAGACCAAATAACACAGGATCAAGTCCTTGTTCTTCCATCTTTTTAAATACTTCATCAGCATTTTCAGATGTTATAATAATCCATTTAATCTGTTCTAATTGTAGAGGTGTTGGTTTCTCTAAATTAAGTTCTTGTCTTTTAACTTCTTCCTTAAATATACTTAACTTTTTAACGCCTGAACAAGAAGTTAATAGAATTGATAGTAATATTACAGGTATAATCTTAAGCATATGATTAATAATTTATAAAATTTGGATTTGCTATTGACGGACATTCAGGATTGATTTCTGATTTCTTTGTAGCATTCTTTTCTTTTTCTGTTAAAGGTGACCCACTAGCGATTTCAATACATCTCTTAGCGTTTTCAGTACCTTTGTTTATAATTTTTTCTAATACTTTTGTTTTTTCGATAGCTAGTTTACCTATATCTCTATCACCTTTACTAAATTTTTTATCTAAATCTTCTAAATCTTTTTTTAAAGTATTTACTAATTCGTTAATCTTTTTATTTGCTTCTAATATTTCAGCAAAGTCTTTCTTTTGATTTTCTATAACTTGTTTTTGTTCAGATATAGCACCTTCTAATTTAACGGCATTTTCTTTTAAAATAGTATTATCTCTTTGTAATTTCATTACATAGGCACCAGCGCCCAAAAGAGCGCTGATGATTATTCCTATAAAAAATAATTTAATTCCACCAAACATATATTACTTATCTTTTTTAACGATGGATATAATGCCCCAAACAATAGCAGCATAAGCAGCTATTTTTACAAAGGGACCACCTAGTACAACAAGTAAACCAAATGCGATTAAACTCGCTCCTGACCAACTTGATACTTCTTTTACTCTTTCTTTTATCCAGTTCATAAGTTTTACTCCTCTATTTTAGCACCGACTTTTCGGTGTCCATTCCACGCAATAAAGCCACCTAATCTTAGTGACCAATATGCCAAATAATTCATAAAATAAAAACCATTTACTTCTATGTTTATATCTCTAAAAATTTGATCTGCTCTCTTTTGATTTACAACTAAAAGAGGAGCTTTTTGAGATACAGGTTTACAAACTGTGTACTTGTACATATAGTCGTGTACTAAACCACCAATTAATAATACACCTACTGGTGAGAAAAACGTTCTTAAAAATTTAGG